ATTGACGGTGATATGATAGTACGTGAGGACATCACCCAGCTGTGGGACTTGCGTAATGACTACAAAGACGTAATGGTGGTCAAGCATGACTATCAAACAAAAATGACTGAGAAGTATCTGGGAGCAAAAAATGAAAACTACCCACGCAAAAACTGGTCAAGTGTTATACTTTGGAACTGTGCTAGTTTTCCTAACCGTAAACTAACACCAGCATTTATCGAAAAAGCAACCGGAGCAGAACTTCACCGCTTTACATGGATAGAAGATGAACGTATTGGTGAGCTTCCGCCCGAATGGAATTGGTTGCCAGATGAGTACGGACCAAATCCTGACGCTAAGTTATTACACTATACTTTAGGAACACCTTGCTTTCATGAGTTTGCTACAACACCGCAAAGCGAAGAATGGCATCGTGAGCACATGCTGGCCGACTACTGCTTGCAGAGAACATGATATTTCTCAGCAAAGACGGCAAGGATGAATACATCAACATGTTTGCGCACGGATGTAATGCTGTGCCAGTAGCTGACTTTGATTACAATGCAAGTAACGAGCCTGTTGTGTTGCGAGGCATTCTCAAACACAAAGTAATGAAACGATGTTGGGAAGACAAGCGAGACTTCTTTTACATGGATACTGGATATTTTGGCAACACTCGTTGGAAAGAATGGCATCGCATTGTAAAAAATAATTTGCAACACGGAGACATAGTGTCTCGCCCAGCTGATAGATTTCAACGGTTTAACAAAAAGTTTGCACCGTGGAAAAAGTCCGGGCGTAACATATTGTTAGCATTGCCCGATGAGAAGCCGTGTAAGTTCTATGGTATTGATAGAGATCAATGGATCGCCGACACTGTGGCAACTATCAAGCAACACACAGACCGTCCAGTGATTATTAGAGAACGAGCGCCCAAACGTATCGATCGTATTGCTACTGATACTTTACAAGCTGCACTAGATCAAGATGTTTTTGCGCTGGTTACATTCAATAGCGTGGCAGCAACCGAAAGCATCTTTCACGGCATACCTGCTTTTACCTTGGCACCTGCAAACGCTGCTAGTCCTGTTGCACTGCAAGATCTAAGCAGAATTGAAACGCCTTACTACCCAACCCAGGATAAGTTACATGCATGGGCATGTCATCTAGCATACGGACAATTTCATATTAGTGAATTAAAAAATGGCACTGCACTAAGGATTCTAAATGAACATTAAACTTTTTATGCAATCTGCGCACAACAGCTCTGAACATAATATACTCATGCATGTCGGTGCAGGCATGCAGTCGTGGCTGGATCAGCAGGACGGTGAGCATAGTCTTGAGTACGAGTACGCTGAAACTTATGTGCCTTGTGATCTAGCTGTAATGGTTGGCAGTTGGAAGCCCAGAGAAAAAGGACATCATGCAATTAGAACTAGCATAGCACAAAATGCCAAACAGTTCATTTGTATTGAGACTGCACTGCTGGGTCGCAAAACAAAGCAAGCAAATACACACTATCGTGTTGGTGTCAATGGATTCCTTAATAAAGCAGCAGAGTGGCCTGACTATGATTCAGACCTGGGCCAGTTGCGTTTAGAACAACTGAATATCAGCTGGAATGGATGGGCGCACGAGCACAATGGTCATATTCTAGTGGCGTTACAGCTACCAAGTGATGCTAGCCTAAGAGGAACTGATATTAACGACTGGGCATTAGAAACTGTGCGTAAGATTAGATCTGTGTCAAGTAAACCTATACGCATACGCAGTCATCCAATGATCAGTGAAAAAGGTTTTGTAAACTATGCTCCTCTTGCTGTTGTGCTGTTGAGTGAACAGTTGTATAACGTTACCTATAGTGACGGTGCTAAAACATCTTGGAGTGATGATCTAGCAGGTGCATACTGTACTGTTACATTTACTAGTGGTCTGGCAATTGATTCAATAGTGTCTGGCATACCAACTATTGCATGCGATCCGGGTAATTTTGCTTTTGATATTAGCAGTAACTTTGCCGAAGATGTCGAAGAGATAATGCTAGCCGATGATGATACAGTAAAAGCCTGGCTTGAACAACTAGCAATAAATCAATGGACTATGGAAGAAATGCGAGAGTCTAGTATGTGGGATAGATACTTTGATGTTATTAACAAGGAGTCAGAATGAAGGTTATTAGTTACCTATCATCATTGCCCGCTAAACAAATTGCTCTGGGCAGAAGCAGTCAAAAAGTAAGCACTCTGCTGTTGTTTGCAGAAGGTGTTAACGCATGCGGAGACCAATGTACACTGTCGGATCGATTGGCATGGGAACCAGCAGATGTTGCTGTTATGTTAGGATGGGTTCACGAGCACGGCAAACAGGCTCCTCATCTAACAATGCGTCAACAAATCTTACAGCAACAAAACGCTACCAATAGCAGAACCATTATTGCAGATTCAAATCTGTTTCTTTACAAAGATACATCCAATCCGGGTTACTGGTTACGCTACAGCTATGATGGTGTATTTCCAACCACTGGAGAATACTGTGACAGTCGGCCTGATCCCACACGATGGCAAAAACTCAGTGCTGAACTCAATGTACATCTAAAGCCTTGGCGCACACATGGAGATCATATTCTGCTTTGCTTGCAACGCGATGGCGGTTGGAGCATGGGGGGCACTGATACTGTATCCTGGGCTATGACTACTATCAAGCAATTGAGACTGCATACTAATAGACCTATTTTGGTTAGAGGACATCCTGGTGATAGAAACAGTCTCAAACAAGTACAGGACATATTACAGCGATGCCGTTCTAAAAATATCAAACAAGTGCAAGCTAGTTCAGTTAATTCAAGTTTAGAACAGGATTTCAATCAGTGCTGGGCTGTAGTAAATCACAACTCTAGTCCGGCTGTTGGCGCTGCAATTGAAGGTATCCCTGTGTTTGTAACTGATCCGGAACGTAGTCAAGCCAAGGACGTTGCGAATGTTGATTTATCGCAGATCGAAAATCCAGTTATGCATAATAGACAACCGTGGGTAGAACGCATCAGTCAATTCCACTGGAGTCACGATGAAGTTAGATCCGGACAATGTTGGCAACACATGAAACAATGGGCAAGAAAATGAATATAGAAATCATCACAAGTTTTAATCAAAAGTACTATGACCTAATAGGCAAGGACTCAGTACGTACATGGCTAGAGAACTGGCCACAGGAACTAACACTAACATGTTATACAGAGGAAATGTCTATTCCGGAACATAATAGAATCAAACAGATAGCATACAGTGAGTTGCCAGAGGGTTACACACGTTTCCAAGAATCAGATGTCAAGGACCGAACCAAGATATTTGCCAAAAAGGGCTACTGTGTGATACATGCTCTAACAACAAGCAAAGCAGATTGGGTAGTATGGCTTGATGCTGATGTTTTAACCACAAAAGCCATTGATATAACATTATTAAAGTCTGTGCTGCCTAACAATGCATTGAGCACTTATCTTGGAGTTCGATACTCTGAACGTCCTGACGGTACTGTGGGCAACTGGCTGGTTCCCGAAACAGGTTTCTTTGCAGTAAATCGCAAGCATCCTGCATTTGCTACATTTGTAACAGAGTATGCTCGTCGTTATGATGAGCAAGACCGGTCCAACCTAAGACGATTTTATGATAACGATGTGTTTGGTGCTGCACTAGACAAAGCGTCTACTACTGTGTTGGATCTTTGTGCTAACTTAAAGAAAGCATACAAGACTCCACTGAAACATACTGTGCTTGGTCCTTACTTGCATCACTACAAAGCCAAACACAGCAAGGAATGGTTTGATCAAGAACGTAACCAGTAATTCTCTTGTCTATTGACAATTAGATCTTTGGCTAGGCTTTTGCCGTAATCTTTACGATTGCCTTTGAGGTGATCCAGGTATGCTCCCCACGCAGTGTTAATCAGTGGGTGACCTTCGCCTTTGATTAGTCCGGCCGACCAATTGAGTTGTTGCCATGCTGGGTTAGTTGCTTGCACTTCTTTGCGTGTTTCATCAAACACCCAACAGTCGTTCCATTCTGCCATTTCAAACAGTCGACCAGAATCATATGCCAACTGGAATTCCTGTAACCACTGTTGTGTAACAGGATCTCTCAAGTTAATTGCATATAAGCCACATTCAGTAAACTTCTTTTCGCGTCCAAGAAACGCTAGTCCTGTGCCAGCAGGTACTTGGCTTTCAATAAAGTCTAGTGTGATAGGGGTGTGACAAACCATGTCAGCGTCCATCCAGAACAATATGTCTGCATCTGTATTTTTTGCAGCGTGACACACTGCATAAATCTTGTGACTAAAACGTATTGCGTCCCAGCGAAACCCGATGCCAGGTTGTTTGCCTTTTTTATCAGCAGGGCCAGTTGGTACTAGGCCACGAGCTTTAGGATCATTGCCCCAGCGTGATTTAAACGCTACCAACTCAGGGCTGCTTGCATGCAGGTCTCTGATATATAAGTTAGGTGCTGATTCGGCTACAGCACAATCCTCTGGGTATACCAGTAGGTCTACTTCTTTGGGCCAGTTTTGTAAAAAAGTTTTGATTAGCTTTTGAGCGTACTTTATGTAGCCTGCTTGGTGAAATGTTGTAACCACTGAGAATTTTCTACTCATTGTTTTCCTTATAATTAAACTATAGGATATTTAACTTTAAAATTATGCGTATAAGTCTTTTTGAGCAGTATGGTGCAAAGAACTCAGTGCCAGTATTTGACGCCCTGAAGAAGGGGCTTGAACACATTGGCATTACGTGTACCAGCCATGACATGACAGCTGATGTAGCAGTCATTTGGAGTGTACTATGGGCAGGCCGCATGGCCAAGAATCAAGTAGTATGGGAAGCATTCAGACAAACAGGCCGTCCTGTGATGGTAGCAGAAGTAGGCATGCTCAAACGTGGCGAAACTTGGAAGCTAGGAGTTAATGGCACTGGTTTCAACAACTACTGCTATCAATATCTTGATCCTGCTAGAGCAGAACGTATGGGACTGACTGCACAGCCCTGGAAGAATCACGGATCTAACATTGTGATTGCTATGCAACGATCTGATTCATTTCAATGGCAAGGACAACCGGAGTCTAGCATATGGCTAGACCAAACAGTTGCTAGTATACGACAGCACTCGGACCGACCTATTGTGGTTAGACCTCACCCAAGGCAACAGTTAAAAACTTCCAAGGACTATATCATTGACCGTCCTATTGCACTGGCCAACACTTATGATAGCTATGACTACAACAAAGCATTGAGCAATGCCTGGGCAGTGGTTAACTACAATTCTGGGCCTGGCTCACAAGCTGTAATAGCAGGTGTTCCAGCATTTGTGGGAGATTCAAGTCTTGCTAGGCCAGTGGCTAATCTTGATCTAGCACAAATAGAAAATCCAGTACGACCTGATCGTACTGGATGGTTAAACTGTATGGCACATACAGAATGGACTGCTTCTGAAATTGCTTCAGGCTATCCTATCAAGAGATTACTTAACAGGCTTCAAACGAGCTAGGTCAGCATCTACCATGCTGCGAATCATGTCAGCAAACTGAGTTTTGGGTTTCCAACCTAACAATTCTCTAGCACGAGTAGAGTCGCCTAGCAAGCTATACAACTCTGCAGGACGTTTGAATCTTGGATCAGTTTTTACTAGGTGTTCCCAATCTGCAATGCCCACATGATTAAATGCAACATCTAACAATTCACAAATGGTATGTTGCTCGCCTGTGGCAATCACATAGTCTCTAGCTTCTGGTTGTTGTAACATCAACCACATGGCTTCAACAAAGTCTCCTGCAAAACCCCAGTCACGGGCAGCATCCAAATTACCCAGAGTAACTGAATCTTGTAGTCCTAATTTAATACGTGCTACTGCATCTGTAACTTTACGAGTTACAAATTCTTTGCCGCGAAGTGGTGATTCGTGATTGAACAATATTCCAGAACAAGCGTACAAGCTGTAGCTTTCACGGAAGTTAATTGTCATCCAATGACTGTACAACTTTGACACACCATAAGGAGATCGTGGGCGGAAAGGTGTTGCTTCATGTTGGTGGCCTGGCTCTTGTGCATTGCCAAACATTTCCGATGTCGATGCCTGGTAGAAGCGACTGTTAGGACTATGACTACGAATAGCATTGAGCATGTTCAGCGGGCCCATGCAGTTAACTTCGGTAGTTAGCTTGTTTAGATCCCAGGACACACCAACAAAACTCTGTGCTGCCAAGTTGTATACTTCAGTCGGCTTTAACGTCTGCATGAGATGATTCATGTTGTTTTCATCAGTAATGTCTCCAGTGATCAATTCAATGTCATTCTCAATTCCCAACCACTTGATGTTGTCTAGGTTAGGATTTGAGTATCGTCTAATCAACCCATACACTTGATATCCTTGCTCAACCAAATGCTTGGCCAAGTACGGCCCGTCTTGCCCGGTTAAGCCGGTTACAAACGCTGTCTTTTTCATGTTGTTCCTTATACTGTAATATCTTCCATGCCCGCAGTACGTAAGCGAACAATATGCCCCATTTGCCACTGTTTGGTATCTAGGCCCTTTAAGATGCCTAGCCATTTGTTGCGCAACAAAGCAACTTCGTTGATAATAGTTTCCATATCAATTACTTCATCTTCGCCGTCTACATACTTTTCGGCATCTCTACTAGTTAGCGCACGAGCATAGCCTTCCAAAAACTTTTTAAAGTGCTTGGTGCGTATCTTGCGTAACTGGATGTTGAGATAGTTCAGCACTGCTTCAATTTCTTGTAGCTGATTAAACCTCTGCTCAGTAATACCGGGCAATGCACTGATATTTTTCTCAATCACTCCGCCAATCTTACAATCACGTCTGGCTAAATCCAGTTCGTGTTCGTAATGCGCAATGAAGTCTGGGATCAGGCCCAGGTTAGAAACTACTCGACTATACCACATGATTTTTTCTAAACACTTCTACAAGCCACGGAAATTGTTCCGTCCACAAAGTGCTTCTCCTTTTGTCGTTAAGTTGTAAATGATTCAATAATTGAGCTTGTCGTTCAATATTGTTGTTGCATCTTGTTTTCAATGTTGATACAATACCATCAAAAATTTCCAGAGTACGCATGTCATCCCAGGTCTCTGACGGTAGCAGCGCACGAGTTTGATTGAGACTATCCTCAAATACTTCGTAACTAAAAATTGTTGGGTCAAATACGCTTGTGCCACTTGGTAGCACCAAATGCATGTACCAGAACAAAGTTTGTATTTTATTCCACTCGATGTATTTTTTAGCCAACTCAGGCATGCCCTTGATTGTAAGGGAGTTAATAGTTGAAAGCAGACCAATACGATATGCATCTTTTTCCAGCATATAACGTAGATTGTTTTCGAACTTAGTTAGGTCAAGTCCATGTCGTACATATTCCTGAGACTTGTGCCAAGACTCTATACTAACTTGTATGTCTATTCGTTTCAACTTGTTATCGGCCTTGAGCTCAGCCAGCTGATCAAGGTACGGTGTTATAACTTTTGCGTCCAACGAAAGATTTGTAACTAGGTTAAATTCCAAGTTAGGATGTGGGGTAGCGTTTATAAAATCTAATAGTTTCTGTAGATCTTTTTGCAAGAATGTTTCGCCGCCAAGAATCTGAAACCGCTGAAGTTTTGTGCTATTTTGTTCAAACCAATCCCAGAATTTGCTATTGAAATTTTTGTACTGGTTGTCAACTATTTCAAATGTCTTGGAAGGAATGATTGACCCGTTGTGTGCCAAATCCTCGTGCTGTATTGTTGAACTATGTGCAGCATCACAGTATACACACCCAAGATTGCATGTGTTTGAAAAGAAGACTTCTAGTATAACAGGATCCACTGTCGTTAGAGTTTGATCAACATCAAGCTCTTTCGGATACACATCTGGAATTTGATTTTGAAACTGTCTATCGCTTGTGCCGCCTGCTAGCTCGATATTTTTGCAGTACTCACAGCCATTGCCTGGCCAAGTATTGTTTAACATCTGTTCCCGATGTTCTATCTTTATAGCAGTGTTATGAAAACTATCAAAGTCTTCTGGTATAGCAGATGTGGCAGCGCGATGACAAGAGGACGTTACACCTTTGTTAAGATATAACGTACTCCAGCCCCATTTCAGTCTACAACTAGTATCTGTCTTAATGGGGAAGATTTTCCCCATTAATTTTCCCAGTCTTCGTCTTCGTCATAGTCATCGTCTTGGGCATCTAACTCATCTTCCTCGTCTTCGGCAACATAGTCTTTGTCGTTGTCGAGATAAGCAGTCAACGCCGATTTGATGTCACGATCGCCGGTAAATGCACTACGAATGTCATCTACATTACTGTCGTTGTCCAACAAAATTTGAACCACAGTTTCGGCAGCTTCTGCTCTATCAACTGTGTTAACGTAACGTTTGAGTTCACCCCATAGTTCTGCTACTAATGCTTCGCTCATTCTGCATCCTCCTCAACGATACTTACCTCTTCCTTCTGATTTCCAAAGTCTGCCATTACTTTGTCCAAGCAGCCGTCGTCGTTCTTTTCCCAGGCCTTGCGGAACTTCTTGATGATCTCGCCATCCGAAGTAGTGAATACCAAGCTGTTGCCTTCGCGCTTGAGCAAGCCCTTTTTCTCAATCAAGTCAACAAGACCAGAATGTGGGCTCATACCTGTTGTGTAA